TTCGATCCTGGTTTCATAACCTGTTGTCCAACGCTTCCACGATTGATAGCCATCTTTAATAGAGCCTGTTATGTCCAGAAACACTCTTGGTTGTTTTACGTCTGCCAACTTTACCACCCTTACGTTTTGTAGTTGTTTTTTCCTGGTTTAATTTTTTGCGGTAAGTTGCGCCATATTTAGAATCCCACTGGCTTTCACTTAGACCTTTTTTAGATGCTTCTCTTTGTGACCATTTAGAAAACTCTGAAGCTGACATATCAGTAATAGACTTTTTAGGTTTGGGAGTTCCTTGTGGTCCTTCAAGCATCATATCGTCTGGTGATTTCATTTTAGTTTCCCCTTACGCTTTACCATATTTTTTATGTTTTTGACTTTTAGGAGGAGACTTTTTAGAACCTCCTTTAGTCCACAAAGCTTTGTCAGCCCAGTATGCAGCAGACATTTTACCCCTCGCAATGTTTTTACGATGGCGATTTTTAAATGAACGCCTAGCAGCATCGGAGTAGTTGTGACCCATAGACGCATCGCCAGCATGTATAAGTTTAATTTTGTCACCTTCTTTAGCCAGAACCATAATCTTTTTACCTGGTCTGTCAGATTTTCTAGGCTTATTAAAGCCAGCAAACTTTTTACCACGATACTCAATACCTCCTGATGGTAACCTTTTAACTCCCGGAAACTTACTTCGTGTCATTTCTTTTTCCTATACTTTCTCACCTTTTTAGCGATAGTTTTAGGTTGCTTAACGTGTTGCTTTCCAGTCTTGCGTCCTTTTCTTTTAGCTGCCGAAGTCTTTGCATATTCTTTTGCGGATAACGCTTTGATAGCTTTTTCTGGTAGGTAACGCTCACCTGTTGCTTTTGAACCTTGCGTGGATGGTTTACCACTCTTAGTTCTCCACTTTTGTTTTGTCCAAGCCTTTAAGCTCCTCTGTGATTTTGCTAATGCCATTTAACATTCCTTATTATATCACTGTAATCCTTCATACACAAACCAAATAAACGGTAGAAGAAATGATAAAAAGAATACAATCAAACCTATAATGGTAAGGTTATATATTAACTGCTCACGTTCTTGTGCTATTCTAGCAGCTTCTGCCTTTTGTCTTTTTCTAATCTCACCTTGAATACGTATAATTTCTTGCCAAGCATTCATACCATATTGGCCTATAATATAGTTACGTAGTTCATTTTCCATTTGCTCTGCTTTTTTCTTAGCGGCAAATGTTTCTAATGCTTCCTCTTCTACGCTACCAAACCTACGACCCCTTGCAACATTGTGTTCTTTCTTAACATGGTGAATGGCATTCATCCAACGACCCAAATCACCAGCCATTGATTCAACTTCTTTACCTACTTCAAATCCTTTCTTAATTGCATTGTAGGCAGTCGTTGCTGCGGCTATTGCTGTAATTGGGTCCATTACTACATCTCCATAATGCTAACGTGTAGCAACTTACAATTAAGATCTATAGCCCCCACCAGCTTTCTTATAAAGTTGTGCAGCTCTTTGGGCTTTACGAGCCGACCATTGACCAGGTGCGCCACCTTTGTCACTAGCCTTAACTTGAGCCACAATACGTTTACGTAGTGCAGGTTTGGTATAATTACCTGCCTCGTTTACACGGCTCTTTGTTTTCTTCTTCTTGGTAGGTCTGCCACCCTTTTTAGCCGTAGCAGTAGTCTTAGATTTACCAGCTTTAGACAAGGCAATGGCTATGGCCTGTTTACGTGGTTTACCTGCGGCTACTTCAGTGCTTATATTGCGACTAATTGTTTTGGGTGACTTACCTGCTTTAAGTGGCATTGTTAGGGTCTTTGAAGTTTTGGACGGGCTACACCATATCCACGCATAGGACCGCCTACTTTCCGCTTCATAATCTTACCGCCATAAGCATAACCCATTTCGTCAAAGTCTTCGTCAAGAAGAAACTTATCATTTTGAGCTTGCTCTACTTCTCGCATCAGATCTTCGTACTCTTTATCTTCTTTAGATTTTTTATCAGCCACTGTTCTTTCTCCTACGAGCTTTACCAAAACCTTTTACCTGACGAGCTACGCAACCGACCTTGCCACCCTTTTTATAACTTCTATCTTCAGATGGTACGTCATCTTCAAACATATCATCGTCATCGTAAATAGGATTATCTTCAAAGAAATCTGCGAGTTCGTCAATTTCTTTAGGTGTAACTGCTCGTTTTTTCTTAGCCATTATGGTTTCCTCACTGCACCAAACCCACGCATAGCGGCTCCACAACCTATACCGCCACCTTTGTTACGTTTAATCATGCCACCTTTGTTAGCGGCTACATCCCCTGAACTAAGACCACTCATGCTTTTAGCAGATTTCTTTTTTGGCTTTGGTTTTGGTAATGGCATACTATTCTTTTTAGCCACATAATCCATAGCACGTTTACGAGTATTTTCTACAGTACCTATTTTATCTTCTAGTGTTTTTTGTTTTAGTTTTGGGGTAGGTGAAGTCTCTGCACCTGCCTTCATTTTAGCACGAACACCACGTGTGTAGCTATCGTCCTTACGGTTCATCATGTTCATTTCAGTTTGAGATGTACGACCGTATGGACCTTGTGAACCAATGTTCTTACCCTTTTTAGGAGCAGGAATATTTAACGATTGACCTATGCGGATCTTGTTTACATCTGCAAGATTTGGGTTAGCGGCAATAATATCTTGAACACGTACACCCATACGCTTTGCAATCTGTGATACTGTATCACCGCTTTTTACTTTATAGTTAGCCATTTTATTTTCTCCTTAATATAATCTATTATGACCAGACTGTTTCTTAACAGTTTTTTTAGCTTTTGGTTTGACTGGCATAGGTTTTGATTTAGCTTTGGCTTTAGAAACCTTGCCACCTTTTTTAACACCAGTCATACCAAGCTGGCGTAGAATCTTTGCACGTTCTTCTGGTGGTAGTTTATCCAGAATTTCTTGTACCTGGCCTCCACCGCCAGTACCACTTTTAATATCTCCTATTTCTTTAAAAGCCTTTGCAGCCATGCCACCACCTTTGCCACCACCCATGCTAGATGAACCACCTGCCTGTGGAGTAGCTACGCCACTTCCTCCTTTTAATATCTTTTTAAACATTTTAATTTGCTCCTACAATTAGATTATCGTCAGCACCTGCACGACTTGCTGGCATTGCCATGTCATCTCTGCGTGTACGTCTTGCTTGATTACGTAAAGTTTCTAGTGATTGTGCATATCTTTGTTCAAACAAAGTAATAGCACTATAGTTTTTCATGAACATCATTGCCTCTACCATACATGCATTGAACAATGCGTCATAACAAAAATCACTAAAGTAGTTATTCGGTGTAGCTGATGTCAGTGTTGTTGGACGTGATATATGTACTACCTCTCCATTGAATGTTGATACAGGAGTAGGTGCAATAAGAATAGTTGTATTATCACGTCTTGCATAATATTCTGGAACACCTGTACTTGCACTTACAGGCCAATAGTCACGAATGTATTCATCTGTACGTGGCAGTAAGTGAATACGTGTAGGATCAGTTGTGCTAGTAGCTGATGTTGTAATATTGATGTTTTTGATAATGCGAGTACCTGTAGGTAATGTCAACTGATTATTGTCAATTGATACTGCAACAGATGTATAAGTGACAAGACCATAATCGTCTAGGTCACGTGTCATACGTTCTTCTGCTCTGTTCACCATTTTGGGAACATAAGCTAGGAACTCTGTGCCATCGTTTTCACAGGCTTGAGAAATGTCGTCTACGAGAAAGGTATAGTTAGCCATAATAAATTGCCACTGTTGCGGCTGATGTTGGTGCGGAAACTTTTACAGGCCCAACAACTTTTACTCCAAAGTCTGGAATCATAATATCACCTGCATCCACAACAGTCGTTGCAACAAATTTGATATTGTTTCCATTGGTGTTTCCATAAGCATCTGTTTCGCTTCCTGTAATTAGGAATGTACCAATGCCTGAATATGTAATACCCTTAATGCGTGTGTCAGCTACTGTAGTGTTTGTAGTTGTGTCTAAAACTGCACCACTACCAGTAACAAAACCTTGTTTAATATTTGTAGCCATCTGATCCTCATTGTTAATTAGTTAGTTATTGGTGGACTATTGACTATATTATACACAAAAAAAGAGGGATATGAAAGCCCATACCCCTCCCTTTTTACATTTTTTTAGACGTTAGTACTACGCACCATCTGATCCGTAGAAGCCACGCCAGTCTGACCAACCGAAGCTATAACGCTCACGAGCCTTGAACCGCAGGTTGCCAGTGTCGAAGTCTGGTTCCATTTTGGTTTGCAGAGGCGCACGAACAAACATCTTCGCACCATTCGGACAATCGGTCTTCAAGAACCAAGCGTCAGTGTCTGTGAAACGGCGGTTTACGTAGAAGCCACCAGGTACAAGACCCTGATTCCGAATTGAGTTGATGTCGTTGACATTGGTAATGCCATCTGTACCGAAGGTAGCAGTAGCAGTTGACATTGTGCTGTTCAGGATTTGATCAGCAGTGAATGCCAAATCTGATGGGATGTGCAAAGACTTTGCTTGCAGACCAATCAGAATACCACGGTCATCTTTAGCTTTTGAGATCTGGATCAGTGCAGCTTCCAAAGATGATTCTGCAAGATCAGAAGCACCAATGTAGTTTGACTGATTACCAGCACCAGCTGTTGGGTGTGAAGCAGAGAACAATGCAACACCGTCACCACCTACATAGCTTGCGCTAAAGCCGTTGTTGAACACGTCAGCAGCTTTAACTTGCTTGGTGTTCGCCATAGCACGAGCCAAACCTCTTGCACGAAGTTTTGCAAATGTGTCATAGAGGTTATCTTCCATAGCCTCTTCTGTCACTGCAAATGCAAGTGCAATGGTTTCGTGTGTGTAACGAGCCGTGTAGCTCTCTTGTGCATCGTCATAGGACACTGCGGAACCTTCACCCTTAACAGGTGCAGTACCAAATCCTGTAAACAATACTTCTTCTTCAAACGCACGATCTGAATTTTCAGTTTCAAAAAGCGGTGCGTGTTCGTCAGCAACTTCCCCATACTCCATACCGAATACGGCATTAAGACCTGGGAGAAGCTCTTTCGCAATACTTGCTCTATTAATAGCCATTCTTTAATCTCCCTTAATTAGCCCAGTAAGTAGGCAGTGATGGTTGCAGGTGCAGAAACAGTGGCAGTCAGGAAGTTATCTGTATGCTGAATGAGTTGTACATTCAACTTCAAATAAGCGTTCTCTGCGGCTACAGCTACATCGTTCCCTGGCTCATCAACTGAATCCAAGGTACGGCACATAGCAATACCAGTTGTACGAGTTGCTGCTTCAACACCGTGACCAGACATACCAGTGAAGGTTGAGCCTGTTCCAAGTGTTACAGCAAAGTTTTGTGAACCGTGAAGGTCACCAGCAGTTACAGATGCATCTGCTTGTACTTCAAACACGGTACGTGAATCGTCAGCGACAAGGGCAACGGCGTTAGTAGCTGATGTACCTGAAGGCCAGTACTTGCTGAACTTCTGTACACCGTCTGCTTCGTAACGGCATCCCATAAATACACCTTGAACCACTTCGGTTACTGTCGTAATGACTTCCAAATTCCCTGCATTAATACGGACAAGATCGCCTGTAAAAATGTTAGCAGCGTAACCTGAAGCAATAGGGTATTCACTTTGACCCTGGTTGTTCGGGGTATTACCACGTTTACGAGAAGGACGGAAGCCTGACAATGCTTTAGTTGCAGTCATGTTATTTCTCCCATTAAATTAAAATGACACTACTAGGTTCCGACCTATATCCAAGTTAGTCTTGGAATTTAGCTGGACGGCCTCTAGTAACTTGTGTTTTACTGTTATTACGAATTGGCATACGAGAATCGCTTGAGTTCATTAGCTGTGCATTAACTGCGTCAACCATTTCCCTACTAGCGTTTTCATAGTGTGCCTGACGAGCTTGGGCTTTACGTAAAGGCAATTTAGCCAATGCTAGATCTCCACGACAGACCGTTCCCATATATCGTCCTTCATCTCTCACGAAAGATGTGTGTTGCATCTCTGGAACTTCTTCTATAGAAACAAACTCCCAACCTTCGGCATGTCGCTTGCCTACGTTCCGATAATCATCCTGATTCTTTGTACTAATCCGAATCCACCGAAGTTTTAAACCTTGGTCAAGGAAACGGTTTTCTACTGATTCAGGAATTTCTAGAAGGTTTGGTTCCCGATATTCATAATCTTGTTCTCTAGAATTGAGTTCACGAGACTCTTCACTACGTGATACTGTTGTTCGTGCCATGTTTAATAACCTCCACGCCGATTGTTAATACTTGTGTATTCTCCGTCTGCCCGTTCAACTTTAAGTTTTTCAGCAGCATATTGTTCAAGTGGTATCCCCCATTTCTCTGCAAGGCGTACATCTTCTTGAGATAACTTTACCTTGCGACCAGAGCTAGGATTGGGAGTGCGTGACGCTCCTGCTACAACTTGAGAAGCCTTTGCGGTGGCTTCTTGCCGTGCTTCGACTTGCTGTGTAGGTGCTTCAAATCGTGTAGGAAAAGCACTAGCTAGTCGCTTATCAATTTCCATATAGTACTCTTCGTCTGAAGGATCATAACCTTCGTCCTTCATGCTGGCATCAATTTGTAATGCAGCTTGAGTGAGTACATTATCCTGACCGAACCAAGGATTACGTGCGGCCCATGAAATTGCTTTAGGGTCATACGCTTCCTGTTGTGCTGGTTGCTCTTGAACCTGTTGAGCCTGTTGCTCTAGTTCTTGCTGATAACGCTGATAAGCGTATTGGCTTTGCTTTAGTTGCATAGCTTCTGCTTGTGCAGCTGCCATTGCTTCTTGAGCCGCCAGCATCTTGTCGGCATCGCCGCTTTCAACGGCTACACGATAAGCTTGTTTGGAAAGTTCCATCTTATCGTTAATCGAACGCTCATTATTATCAAGATTGCTCTTAATGTTTTGTGCGTATTCTCTTTCTTTTTCCTTCAGCTTTGCTTGAAGAGAAGCTTCACGAGCTTTAAGTTCTTCAATTTGTTGCTCACGTTCTTTACGTTGGCGAACAAGCTGGCGAATACGTTTCTGTGCGCCTGATTCTTTTTCTTCATTTTCTTCTGCCACCCCTTGCTCTTGGGCTTTTTGCTGAACATCTTCTGCATCTCCAAGATCTAGTTGAGGTTGCGCTTCTTCTTCTTGAGAGGCTTCGTTTTCAATTTCAAACTCTACCCTCTCTTCCTCTTTTGCGGCTTGAGGAGTTACCGTTGTCCAATCATCAGACATAAAAATCTCCTTTTTAACGTCAGTTGCGATACCTGACGAGTTACGCTTGATTATTATAATACACTAAGTATTGTTATTACACAATAGCTAGTGTCATTAATTTGACAAGTTATATGTGGGATCGAGTGTTTTAGGATCATCTAATACCATTGAAATCTGATCATCAAATAGAATTAGCATTCTAACACCCTTGTAAAAGAACTTCTGTCCTGTATGTTTACCATAACAAACATAGTCACCTACTGAACACCACGGTCCATTAAGAAACTTATCTTTGTCTTTATAGGCTAGGTCACCTATGGCAAGGACTTTACCAACAGTCGTTAGGTAGGAAATGTCATTGACTGTTGAATCAGGTAGAATGATTCCACCCTTTGTTGCTTTCTTAATAGATACAGGCCGCACCAGAAGGTGATAACCAGGGATATGTGGAAGAACTTCGGGATCAGGTGCTTCACCGTTTGTGATCCATTCGTCATTCAACATTGCTTTATCCATTGCTACTGCTTGCATTGTTACTCCTCATCGTCTTCGTATATCATTTTATTGACTATACTTTTGATTTCCACTAAGGCATACTCAAGTCCTTGAATACGCCCAACTAGATTTGTATAGCTATGATAATCTGAAGCACCGCCAGATGCAAGCGTTATTTTTACTGATTCAATTTCTTTCA